CCGCGAGCACCACGCCGTGAAATTTTACGGCCCGTTCGCGGAAGCCTTCTTGGTCCTTCAAGACCTCGAAAACGAAATCGCCAGCCGTGCGACGCGCACCGAAATCTATCGCGAAAACGGCACCCTCAACAAGACCCAGAAAAGGAAACGAGACTATGAAAAAGCTGTCGGCTGTTAACCTGAAAGAAGCCCTGTGGGAAACCTTGCAGGGCATCAAGAACGACAACGTGCTTCCCGGCGCTGGAGATGCCGTCGCCGCGCAGGCCCGAGAAATTCTGCGCACCGTCAAGGTCCAGTTGCAGGTTTGCGCGCAGTCGAAGCGCAACGTCCCCACCGAAATTCTCGATTTTGTCGAGAAGGCAGACGGATGACCCGCAAAAGGGACACCCACCGAATGGCGGAGACGGCTTGTCCGGCTCCGTTCATGGGTGGCCCGGTCGGCGCAGCCGATTTGCGCGAAAGGAATGACCCATGACCCACCCAGAGCCCTACATAGTCTCCCGTCTAATCCGCACAGAGTATCTGCATCGGGAATTTCCTGTGCTGGTAGCCCGCGTGAAGAATGTGAAGCGGCAGCAAGAGCAGTGGGGAGTGTCCGCCCGCAAAACCCTCTCCCTCATCGATGGGGACGAGAGGTGACGGCTCCCTACTGGCCAGCGATGATGCTCCGAAAGACGGCTGCCGCATATTGCGAGCTGTCGGAGGCGGCGTTCGAGCGCGAAGTTGCCAGTGGGGCGCTGCCTATGCCAGTCTTGCTCGGCGGGAAGCCGCATTGGCACCGCGAGCAAATCGACCAGCATCTTGCCGATATGTCGGGCGCGGGAGACTGGCGCGCATCGAGCAATCTTTATGCAGCATAATCTCAAATATATCAAGCGCGTAAAGGCTCGCGGCAAGGAATATCTCTACTTCGACACCGGCGCCGTCAAGAACGGAAAGCCCGTTTACAAGCGCCTGCCCGATCCGAAGTCACGCGAGTTTGGCGGGGTCTATTCAGCCCTGCTCGGCCACCGCAACCGGCGGGCGGGTATCAAGGCGCAGACCAGTGTCACCGACCTGATCGCGCTCTATGAGAAGTCGTCGGGTTTTCGGAAGCTGGCGGCCAATTCGCAGCGGCTCTATTCGCTGCACTTAGCCAAGGTCGCGCATGAGATGGGCGACGCGCCCGCCGGACGGGTAGAGCCCCGCGACATCGCCCGCATGATGGACAAGCTGGGCGACAAGCCAGCGACGGCCAACCTGGTACTCGCCACGGTTAGCGCGATGTATTCGTGGGCGCGCGCCGGTCATCGGCAATATGTTCCCGCTGGCTGCGATCCGACCCGCGACATCGAAAAGATGGAAGTCGGCGAGCATAAGCCTTGGCCAGACCATATCCTGCACGCCGCTCTTGAAAGCGAAAACCAGCGTGTCCGGTTGGCAACGCATCTGCTCTATTACACCGCGCAGAGGATCGGCGATGTCGTCAACATGCGCTGGTCAGACATTCGCGACGGCGTGCTGCATATTAGCCAGCAAAAGACCGGCAAGGATATGCGCATCCATATCCACCGCGCGCTTGCCGATGAACTGGCTCGCACACCGAAACGGGCTATCACGATCCTCACGACGCAGGACGGCAAGCCCATCGGCCCGCAGCGCGTCCGCATCGCGCTCAAGAGCCATTGCGCCGCGTTCGGGCTCGATCTCGTCCCGCACGGCCTCCGCAAGAACGCCGTCATCGCCCTGCTCGAAGCGGGCTGCTCGGTTGCCGAAACCGCGTCGATCTCTGGCCAGTCGTTCCAGATGGTCGAGTACTACGCGAAGCTCCGCGACCAAGGGAAACTGTCGGCGGCGGCGGTACTGAAATGGGAAAGGAACGTAAGGTGACTCTGGAAAACACTTACAAAACGGCTCCGAAACCGCACGTTTTTAACGGTTGCGCTCAACTGTCGGTTAATGTAGAAGTAGCCAATCGCGCGGGTTTCTGCGGCTTACGACGGAAAAACGCTGTCAACAACGCCAGATACTTACGCGATGGATGGAAAACACATCGGGCCGGAAAGCGACTGGCATCGCCCCCGGCCCTGACCAACGCGAAAGGTAGTTCGCATGGCTGAGGGGCAAATGCCACTCCCGCTCGATTGGGGCAAGGGCCGACGTATCCTGTGGGTCGATGGCGTCAACAGCGCGATCATGGCGCACTTGATTCTAATCGACGATCCAGACGCCATTGTCGCCCATTGCGACCTAGGCACCAGCGTGGACGCTGACAGCCGCCGCTTCATCGATGATCTTGAGCAGTGGTATGGCAAAGAGATCGTCCGCCTTCGCAGCAGCAAATATGCCAACATCGACGAGGTTTTTGAGGACCGCAAATATCTGTCTGGCATGAATGGCGCGCCCTGCACGGGTTTTATGAAATTCGCTCCCCGGATGGATTATGAACTGCCGAGCGACTTGCACCACTGGGGCTATACCGCCGACAAGCTGGACGCCCGCCGGTTCGACCGGATGCTTGCGGACTATCCATTTATGAAGCAGCGCGCGCCGCTGATCGAAATGGGCATCAAGAAGCGCGACACGCATCAGATGCTGGCACAGCACGGCATCAAGCGCCCCCGCGTTTATGACCTTGGCTTTCCGAACGGTAACTGCATCGGCTGCGTCAAGTCGAGCAGCCCGAATTACTGGGCGCTGATCCGCAAAGAATTTCCAGATGTGTTTGCCCGTCGCAACGATCAGTGCCGTCGCTTCGGCGCGCGACTGGTGATCCTTTCGCGCAAGAAAGACGAACGCGGCAAGACGGTCAATGTTCGCGGCTTTCTGGACGAAATCCCTGCCGATCAATCAACGACAGTCCGCAACGCTGATTTTGGCGGCTGCGGCTTCCATTGCAACAAGGACGCAGCATGACAGAGCCGAAAACCTATCGTGGCTGGGATGTTCACTACGACCACCCGCCCATTCCGATCCGGTCAATGGACTGGTCGGCCACATCGCCAGACTATGACGTCGATTGCGATCAGGACGGCTTTTTCGTCTGCGCCGGTCAGCAAGTCCACGCCGCGACCTATGCCGAACTCGTCAAAGAGATCGACGCTGCGATTGTGGATTTGGCAGCATGACCCCCTCAACACCCCCTCTCCGTGAGGGAAACGGGAGCGCAGCATGACCCGCCTGACACTCCGCCGCCTGAACGCAATCGAAGAGGCCCTGTCCGCGCGGCTAGCTGGTGAGCGCGATTGTTACGACGATCCCGACACACCGACCGATGCCGACTACGAAGCCGCCTACGATTGGGTGACCGAGCAAATCGAGCGCCGTGAAAAGCGCGCCCCTCTATCCCGTGAGGGAAACGATAAGGATTATGGGAATGGGTGAGCGTGTTCTTGTTTGCGGTGGTCGGGCTTTCGAGGATTACGCGTTCCTACGCGATGTTCTGGACCATTACGCCCCGACCGTTGTCATCCATGGAGCGGCGCGGGGAGCGGATAGCCTTGCCCATCGGTGGGCGCACACTCGCTGCGTCGGAGTCGAGAGCTACCCCGCTGACTGGCGGGCGCATGGCAAGGCGGCGGGGCCGATCGGAAACGCCAAGATGCTGGCGGATGGCAAGCCAGATCTCGTTATCGCATTCCCCGGCGGGAATGGAACTGCTCACATGGTCAAAATCGCGAAGGCCAAAGGCGTTCAAGTCATCCAGCCTCGGCGCGGAGCATTCGTTTTCCTGCCGCCTTCAACGGAGCGCCCCTCATGGGTCTGAACCAAGGACCAGCCCGCATGACCCCCACCCCAACAAGGACAAGGATTGTGGCAATGGCTGAGAGCGAATTTACGGCTCATGCCGAATTTCTTGCCGGCCGCACGGCGCTGCTCGTGAACCCTGGCATCTACAGCCAGCTCATCCCGACCAGCACCACCAGCCTGCCCCTCTCCGAAGGTGCTTACGGCTTCGATGGCGGCGTCTTCTACGCTTCTCAGTTCCCCTCCGAACTGAAGTTGGCCGGCTTCGCCTGTGCGCCTGAGGCCGTGGCTCTCGCCAGCGCCGCGCCTTCCCTCGACCACGTCCGCGACGGTATGCTCGTCTCGGAAGTCGTCCCCCTCGAGTGCCTCGGCATGAACATCTACTACAACGTCTGGGCCGACAAGAGCACCCGCTCCCTCGTCGCCTCGGCTGAACTGATGTTCGGCGCGAACAAGGCCGTGACCAACGGCACGATCGCCGCGGTCTACAACCCGTAATCGCCGGGGCTTAAAGCCCCACGATGAAAGGCCCCCAGAAATGGGGGTCTTTTTTTTGCCCAAGTCCGCAGATGTATGAGCCTGTACGGAGCTGAGTTCCTGAACGACGCGAAGGAGATTACCTTTGATTATGGGATTCCTTGCGCGACGGCCGGCTCGACCGTCACCTTCTCGGCCCTCATCTCCGAACCCGCCTACACCACGGTCCTGGAATCTGGGGGCTATTGTGAGCGGACCCAGTATACCGTCCGCCTGCCCGCCGTAACGGCCTCCTGGACGAAGCCAGACGGGTCTAATGGGGCATCGGCGGCGGTCATCGTGGCAGGGGTTCCCATCCCCGCCCTCGGCATTGGGAAGAAGCTGACGGTCGGAGGCCGGTCCGTCCGTATCACGTCCCAGACTCACAAGACCCTTTCGGCTTGGATTACCCTGCTCGTCGTTGACGATACCCAGTGAACGCCGAGACCCGCATGGTTCCCCGCAGCCGTGACGAGTTCATGGCCGCAATCGACCGGTTCGTCATGGGGACGAACGACGGCATGACCGACGTCTTCCTGGAGCAGGCCGCGCTCATGTGCCGCGACAGCATGGTGCTTACCCCGCCCATCGTGAAGACCGGCGGCCAGGGCATGAGCGACGACGCCCGCATGATCGGCAACGCGGCCATCAAGGGCGACGTCCACTCGGTCGTGGTCGGCCAGCGTTCGGGCTCCCTCAACGGTCGCCGCGGTCGCTTGTTCCGCAAACTCGGTTCGGCTGCGTTCATGAACAACCCCGCCAAGTTCTGGAAACTGGCCGGGGACAAGCCCGACCTGTTCGCCGGCAACGCCCTTTACGCCTGGATGTTCAACAAGGGTTTCGGGACAGAGAAGTCTTTCAACAGGCTTAAAAACTACTTCACCCGCATCGGCCAACAGGAGGCGGGGAACACCTTCAACCGCCCGACCATCGACAGCATGGACGGAGTGCGGCAAGTCCACATGGCCGCCCGCAACAAGTTCGGCGGACGCATCCGCAAAAACGGCGGACCAGGGATTGAGTTCTGGCAGCGCGTCGAGGCCAAGGACAGCGTCCTCAAGGAATACATCAAGATGCGCCAGCGGGCGGTCGGCCGCATCAAGTCCGGCTGGATTGATACCCTGGCTAAACTCCCCAAGCCTCAGGGCCTGAGCGGTCCTGCCTCCCGTAAGAACGCCGGCCGCTCGGGGATTCCCGCGTGGATCAAGAGGCACCACAACTCGGACGGCATCGTCGTGATGTCCCGCCGTCAGGTCGGGGAGATGATCTTTGAGCTGCGGCTCGGTAACCGCAACGGGGACAACGACGGAGTTGCAACCGACGCGGACGTGAAGAACCTAGTCTACGGTAACCGCGTAAAGCAGATGCCCGAGATGCTTCAGATCATGCTCAAGAAGCACACCGAAAAGTTTAACAAAAAACACGGAATCAAATAACCATGCCCGGAACTATCTCCCCCCGCCACATCGTCGAGTCAGTCCTCGCCGCCTTCCTCACCGCCGAGCCAGGCCTTGCCGGCGTGGCCGTCTACACCGGCGACTCCGCCGAAATCAACGTCCTGCCCAAGTGCGTGGTCCTATGCGACGCCGCCCGCACCCCGCCCGAACTGCCCGAGGGCGCCGGCAATTACTTCTGCTCCGTGCGCGTGACCATCTTCTCCAACGCCGACGACAATACCTTGACCCAGCACCGCGACCGATGCGCTGCCATCGCCGGGTCCATGGCTGACATCTCCGGCATTAAGGCCGCGTTCGTCACCGATGGGGAGGCCCTGTGTTACGACGTCATCCCTGAGTCCGAAGACGAAGGCCGCGACGAGCGCTCCTGGGCGACCGTCCTAAGCTACGTCGTCCCGGTGGTCGTGAACCCCACCCCCTAAGGGTTGCCCGTTCCCGCAGTTTCAAAGACTATGGCAGCTATCCTCAACGGCACTTCTTGCATCTACGGCATCGGCACGGGGACCGTGGCGAACTTGTTCGTCCAGTCCTTCTCCGTCTCGGCCGGCTTCAACAACGAGGACACCGTCCAGAACGAGTCCGGCGTGACCGTCACCCATCGGCTCGACGATCGCAAGACGACCCTGAGCATCGACGGCATCTGCAAGACGGGAACCGTCCCGACCCTCGGCTCGACCCTGACCTTCACGACGAACACCTCCTCGGCCTATCCTGCCGGCAGCGCCTCGACGAGCTTCGTGGGAATCGTGACCAAGGTAGACGAGAAGTCGCAGAACAAAGGTTTCTGTTCCGTCTCGGTCGAAGCCGTTGACTACGAAGGCATCACCTACGCCTAATTGACACCGCCGCTTTAGCGGCATACTCAAGGCGTGGACGGAAGATTCTTGCGCGCTTTCACTGACCCGGCGGCCAAGGTGCAAATCCTTGGTCGTTCCGTTTATCCGTTTTGCATCAAGTACCGCGTGCGCCTGATGGCTATCGAGTCGCCGCTACTCACCGGCAAGACTGACCCCACTCCCCTGGACCTATTGGCCGCGGTCAAGATATGCGCCGAGGAACCGATCGGGGCGTTGGACCCGGACGAGGTCCGCCTAGTCAAGCAC